CGCCTCTACGTTGATAAAACGTAGGGAAGCCAGTCCAGTCAAGAAGTTCCGGTGTGAAACCGGGATCACGCGTGATCTGTACAGCCTTATTCCCTGGGAAACCCTAGAGGTTTGTTATCCTCTTTGGGCGTACCAGCTTGTCGATTCGGGATTTCCGAATTTTCAAGTTGGGAATAAGGTGATCACTGTACCGAAGGATGCGTCAACCAATCGAGTTATCGCCGTCGAGCCTGGGATCAATTTATGGTTCCAGAAATCGGTTGGCGACATGATTGGTAAGCGCCTCCGTCGGTATGGGGTCGACTTACGCTATCAGGAGAGAAACCAGCAGCTGGCTCGGATTGGTAGTAAGACCCAATCCTTGGCAACTATTGATCTATCTTCAGCTAGCGATTCCATCGCGTCCTCCGTCGTCGAGGAATTACTTCCTCGTCGATGGTGGATGCTTTTGGATGCTTGTCGATCTCATTACGGCACTCGTAGCGGGGCCCAAGTGAAGTGGGAGAAGTTCTCCAGTATGGGGAACGGCTTCACATTTCAACTTGAGTCCTTGATTTTCTACGCAGTAGCAACTTGCTGCGCAGATTATCTCTCACTCAGTTCATCTGATGTGAGCGCATATGGGGACGATGTTATTATCCCCACTGCGTGCTACGAGGTGTTCTCTGAGATGATGAGTTTCTACGGCTTTCGCGTAAACGTTAAAAAGAGTCACTTCGACTCAACGTTTAGGGAGAGCTGTGGTGCTCATTTCTTCTCAGGCATTGACGTCAAGCCAATCTATCTTAAAGATAGAGTTGACTCGGTTCCAGCGGTTTTCCGCCTAGCAAACGCAGTCCGTCGGCTCGCTCATCGCCAAAACGCAAGAATTGGCTGTGATGCTCGCTTCCGGAGAACGTTTGAGCTCCTTTATCTTTCGGTTCCGGTCGCTTTACGCTTCCGGATTCCTGAAGGTTTAGGAGATGGTGGTTTCATCTCGAACTTTGATGAGGCTACCCCTAGTCGCGTTAGAAAGGGAATTGGTGCGGGTTATCAGCCCGCTCCTTTTTCCGCTCCTAACGTGGTGGAGGTAAGTAAAACTTACTACGACGATACGATCGGCTATTTACTAGCTGCTCTTTGGCAGTTGCGCGCAGACGGAGACCTTGATTTTGGTTTCCGCGAGCACGTAGCAAACGTCGTGTATCGGAACCTCGAGAGAGTTTCTGATGAACGCCGTACTAGGCTCCAAGCGATCGCGAGCTTTCTCCGACCTTCTACCCAAGAGGGATATAACTCTGTTCCTCTTAACGGTAGGACTCGGTTTAAACTCGTGAATAGCCTGGTTCAGCAGTGGTACGATCTCGGGCCGTGGATTTAATCGCGGCCTTTTCCTATACGCAAGGCTGAAAAGCCGAGCTTCGGGTGGAGGGGATCTTCCCCACAAAGTGGAATTAAG